CTTTATGCCCATTTTACCACCAAGCATTTTCATTTCATTTGCTTTTGGAGGCAAGCCCTTTAAAAATTTTCTTGTTATATACTGCAAGTCTTTTGTATTGCAAACAAACCTACCTGGGCCTTTCTTTAGAGTTTCAATCTTTGGATTAGCGTCCTCTTTAGCCTTGTACATATCAGGAACTAAATTAAGATGTTTCCTTCTATAATGTCTATTTACATCGGTTGTTCCTAATGGATTGCGATGTCTTCTTTGTACACCACCTCTAAGACTTAATGTTGGTGTATGGGATTTAAAAAACTCTTTGAATAGGTCCACGAATATATTTAAGCAAAAGAAAAGCCGCTATTGCTAGCGGCTTTAATTTAATCTATTTTCGTTATATCTTATACTCCGAAGAATTCTTGATTTCTACCTTTAATCTTGCTCTTAGGTTCAATAGCATTGTGCTTTGTCATTGCTAAACCAGCTGAGTCTGGTACTTCTTTACCATCACCATCTACTGGATTGTTAACATTGTACTGTGCTTTGCCCTTATTAGCAAGTTTTGCAGTTTTGTCACCGACTTTAATCATATTATGCTTTGTGAGCTTTTTGCCGGATTCATCACTTACTAGTTTTCCGTCACCATCTACTGGATTGTCAACGGAATAAATTGCGCCAGATGATTCTTTCTTAACTTCTTCATCTTCGTCATCAGCATCATCAGATTCTTCATTGTCTTCTTCATCTGCATCTTCTTCATTATCTTCTGAAGCTGCTTCACCTTCGGCTTCGCCTTCTGTTTCACCGCTCATTTCGGATTCACCTTCAGCTTCACCTTCTGCATGTTTCTTTAATGCAGCTAATGCCTTTTCAAGCATCTCAATAATTTCGGCATGTGTGAGATCTGCATCTTCACCTTCTGCACCTTCATGTCCTTGGCCTTCTGAATCAACGCCGAGTGCTGCTAGATCAGCTGCATCTTCGTTACCCATTACTTCTTCGTATAGTTTATTGAAAATAGATTTCATATTATTATTTATCTTGTCTTTTGATGTTTTTTCCATATTTTGGTCAAAATTTTCTCCAAAACTAAGATTCGTAATATTATATGCATTGTCCTTCTTATGTTTTGGATTGCGTACGTCTACTGCCACATCACCGTAACCATCAGCAGCTGCTGGACCAGAGGTATCTTTGTTTTGAATGTCTTTAGCCTTTGGGCTGTTTAAGTCAACTGGACCTGGACCCTTCTTAGTGGTCATTTTCGTTGCTTGTTTAGCAGGTGCTTTTTCATTTAGCACTTGACTGTTATATAATTCCCATATATCTACTAGGTTCTTAGAAGTGGACATGTAAATATTTATATCGCTCATGCTTAAAAACAAACAGACGTATTTAAATAACCCTAACCTCCCAACCGTTAACGCGGAATTTGAGTACACACCAGAGATGATTGCGGACTTAGAAAAGTCATCAAAAAACATTCTCTATTTTGCTGAAAACCACTTCCATATTATATCATTGGACGAAGGTAAACAAAAAATTGAACTTCATTTGTGTCAAAAGAGAGTGTTACGTAAGATGCGTGATAATAGATTCTTTATATTGTTAGCTTCTAGACAGATTGGTAAAACCACGTTAATGACCATATATGCATTATGGATTGCATGCTTTCAAAAAGACCAATCTATATTAATTGTAGCAAATAAAGAGGGCACTGCAATAGAAATCTTTAGAAGAATTAGATTAGCATATGAGGAATTACCAAATTGGTTAAAACCTGGTGTTAAAGAGTATGGTAAAACGTCTATGATACTAGGTAACGGGTGTAGAATTGGTATATCAACCACCACCGGCACTGCTGCAAGAGGTCAATCTATCAACTGTCTTATATTAGATGAGTTAGCGTTCATTGAACCTCATTTAGTTGATGAATTTTGGAAATCAGTGTATCCAATTGTTTCATCATCTAAGAAATCAAAAATCTTTATAGCTTCTACTGCAAACGGTACAGGCAATTTGTTTCATAGCTTGTATATTGGAGCAGAACAAAAGAAGAACGGTTGGGAAAGTGATAAAATTTTATGGAATGAGATTCCAGGTAGAGATGAAAAATGGAAGAAAGAAACCGTAGCAACTATTGGTAGTTTAGATGCATTTAATCAAGAGTTTAATTGTGAGTTCCTAGATTCTGGTGAAAGTTCCGTTAATGAGGAATTATATGACAGGTTAAAGGTGTATGTCACTGACCCGAAGTATGTAATGGAGGACGGACATTATCTTATCTGGGAAGAACCAAAAGACTCTAATATATATGTAGCAGGAGTTGACGTAAGTGAAGGTGTTGATAAGGATGCTTCAGTAATTCAAATATTAGATATATCTGACTTAACTTCTATAAAGCAAGTTGCAGTATATCACAACAACGGCATATCTCCTTATCATTTCACTGAAAAATTACACGAGATTTTAACACAATGGGGTAAACCTCTTGTTTGTATTGAGAGAAATAACTGCGGAGCCCAGGTTGTAGACAATTTACGTGAAGTTCACAGCTATGATAATATTGTATCGTGGGGTGCATCAGTAACAGGACGTACAAAAGTTCAATTAGGTGTTGTAGCACATACAAATACCAAATTTACTGGCGTTACAAACATGCGTTACTGGGTTAATCAATTAGAAGTAGTTCAGATTAAAGATATGGGAACTTTAAAAGAAATGAGAGACTTTGTTAGAAGTGCAAACGGAACTTGGGCAGCTAAAAAAGGTGCTGGATACCATGATGATAGAGTAATGTCTATGATTTGGGCTCTTATTATATTAGACGAAGCGTTAGTTTCAAAGCATTTTGAAGTTGTAAAGTATGATAATAATAATAGACCGCTAATTTTAAAGCAATTAGATTATGGCATTAAATACTATACATCAGCTCACTCTTTTTACAATCAAAAAGACGGAAACAATGCATTACCGTCAATTATTGGAAAATCTGTAACTGATTCTCCTAACCCCTACGACGACGACATGTATACACTATCTTTACAAGGATTTAAACCACTACAATGAGTGCATTACCAACTTCAGACCCTGTTATTCAGTCACAGTTTAATAAAAGTAGAAAAGATAAATTTTTACTCGTTATACAGTTACCTGAAATAATGAGGTCAGTTATTAGTAATGATTTATCTATAAGAAGTGACGACTTTGTTAATCAAGACTCTATTCAATTTTCAGTTTACGGGGCAGTAGTGCCAGAAATTTCAGTACCTGCTAACATATCCGGGTACAGCGGCCAGTCAATTAAAACGTCATCATTAAGCAGGCCGCCATATCCAAACATTACGGTGAATTTTACGGTTGATAACAGATTTAACAACTATTGGGTTATATACAAATGGCTTAATCTTTTAAACGATCAAAAAACATCGCTATATAATAGTAGTAATATTGTCCCATCCACGCAAGTGAGTAATAACGGGAATTTAAACAAGGCTTTAAGCCCTGCTTCCTATCAAACAGACTTTACTTTATACGGCAAAGATGAGTTTGACCAGAACATAGTACAGTTTACATACACCAAAGCTTTTCCTGTTTCTTTAGGTAGCATTGACTATTCTTATAGAAATGCAGAAGAGATTGAAACGACTTTTGAGTTTGCGTTCTCTCAATTCTTTGTTGATTTGGTGTAATTTTTATTCGCAATTCTATAAATAATAATATATGGCATTAACACTCCAATCACCAGGTGTTCAGATCAATGAAGTTGATCTAAGTCAAACACCAGTCTTACCAACCGGGACAAATATTTTAGTAGCAGGGTTTGCACCACAAGGTCCATCCGATCAAATCGTTCAGGTAAATTCGTTAAATGAATTTGAACAGGTTTATGGCACGCCGCAGACTCCAGCAGAAAGATATTTTTATCAATCTGTTGCACCTATTTTTAATACCTCGGCAAATGTTAATGTTTATAGAATGCCTTATGGACCTGCTAACGGTACAGGTTTTGGTACATATTACGGTGCATTAGTTTATCCAGTTATTCCAGTATGTATTGACAATAACAACCAATCAATTTACGGTACAGAGTTTACAACTTTAAATGCTCAGCAATCGGGTATTATGTATGTGCTCGGTCAACCATCTCACTTTGACCTAACTCAAGCCCAATACCAAGCCATTATTCAAAAGGGCACTGCTACAGACGGTAGCGGTTTTTCATTTAACTGGAGCAATACAGTCAATTTTTCACCAATCACACAGCTTTCACAAATTGGTAGTTCAGGCGTTATTGTATTAAACAAAGGTCAAACAACTATTGATCAAACCTATCAAGGTTATTATGTAGGCCTAATTGATAACTCAAATATCAATCCAAGTTCCAATTATAATGATATCTTAACTGTCCAATCTGTTGTTACAGCAAATCCAAATCAGGTAACAGTTCCATATATTACATTACCTTCAGCAAGATTAGCATTTAACCTATCAGCTGTATCTGATAATTTACCATACGGTTCAATTATTACAGGTAATACAGGACCAAGCGTATCACAAGTATTAGAAGATGCAAGTTCCTTTAACATCGGAACAAGAGCTTGGGACGATACATTAAACTTAGGCGTATTTAAATTAAATCAGTCCTCTTTCTCACCTAACACAATTCAATTAGCTTACTCGTTGGTTGAAAAGTATACAGGTTCATTAGATTATTGGAGAACAATTAACAATCCTAACGGTGGAAGCCCACAAAACTTCTATCTAGCTACAGAAGACAATCAATCTTCAAATGTAGTAGTATTAGTTAACGACTACATTTCACAAATTAATGGCACACCTTGGTTAGACAACGGTGGAGCACCTACAAACAAGATAAGAATGGTAACACAGAGCTATTCTTCTGGTGCAAGTCTTAATAGCTTGTTTATTTCAGCTTCATCTGCATTTGGTATTACATCATCCACTTCAACTTCAGCAGTTGCAACCTTAACAGGTACATTAGTCAGCATTTACAACACACTACTTGGTGCTGATAGCTTATTCCCATTAGGTTCATATACTAATGGTAACTTACAAACGAAAGATTTAGGTAGTATTCCAGCAAAGGTAGATAGATTATTAAACATTGCTGCTAACACTGAACTTTATAACATTGACGTGACAGTTGATGCTGGTATGTCAACGATATTTGCAGTACAGCAGTATATGAACAACACACCTTCATTGAGCTCTACAATAAGCGTATTCAATGATGAAATTACAATTCCATTAAATGGACTATATGTAACAGATCCAGGCAGTATTACAGATCCAACAGCTAAGACGTTTATTCAAAATTATCAAACGATTATCAACAAGTATTCGAATTTTGCAACTTTAGTAAGAAAAGATCATATCTTTATTGGTGACTTACCAAGAAATCTTTTCATACAAGGTCCAAATTCAAAGATCTTAGATAACCCATCATACAATTTTGCACTAAATGTGTATAGCCCAATTAAAGCTGCAACGCAGTCATTTAATACAAGCTATATGTCAATTTATGGTAATTGGGTCAAAGTATTTGATAACAATCTTAACGACAATGTTTGGATTCCATCCTCAGGCTACGTAGCAGCAACATATGCAAATACAGATGCTAACTTTCAGCCATGGTTTGCACCAGCAGGCTTTACAAGAGGTATTGTAAATGGTATAGTTGACATTGCTCTTTATCCAAATCAAAAGCAAAGAGATCAATTATACAACATTGCAGTAAATCCAATTGCATTCTTCCCGAATGAGGGTTATGTAATTTACGGTCAAAAGACATTCTTAAAGCAACCTAGCGCATTCGATAGAGTTAACGTAAGAAGATTGTTCTTAAATCTTGAAAAAGCTACAAATGCAACAGCTAAATTCTTTGTATTTGAGCCAAACACATTATTAACAAGAACAAGACTAGTCAATACGTTAAAGCCACTATTTGAAAATGCTAAGAATACAGAAGGCGTATATGATTACCTAATCGTATGTGATGAACGTAATAATACACCAGCTGTTATTGATGCAAATGAGCTTGTTGTCGACATTTACTTACAACCAGTACGTTCAGCAGAGTTTATCTTAGTAAACTTCTATGCTACACCTACCGGTACCAATTTCAGTGAGTTAGCATAACTTATATGAAAGGTCAAACAGTTTATTATATAACGTCATTTGATGCCAATGAAAGAACCGGGGTTATTCAAGAAGTAACCTCGGTTGGGTATCTTATTAACAATGTATGGTATTCTAAAAAGGACGTAATAATCAAAAACGTGCTTTTAGACAATAAAATGGATACAACAAACCAGCAATTAATACTAGGATAATTTCCATATATTGTTAAATTTAATAAAAATTTTAAATTGTTTGTGTATTTTTTTTATAAAATACGTATTATTACTAATTGCACAGATTAAATATTTTCATGGCGGATACTTCCCAGACGATTCAAGACTTTTACACACAAGCAATTGCTAAGGATTTTGCACGTTCAAATTTGTTTAGAGTTATTAACATTAACTTCGGTAATGCTAGTAGCCAGGTTGTTACAGAAAATGATTTAGTATATGCCAGAACAGCTAATTTACCTGGTAAACAAATTGCAAACTTAACAGCTCCTTATATGGGCTTAAATTTTAACATTCCAGGAACAGTTTCATACCCAGGCAGTGAAGCATATGTTATTAATTTCTATTCAGACGAAGCACAAGCATTAAGACAAAAATTCTTACAAGTTGTTTCCGATACATTCGATGATGCAACATCAACAGGTAACTACTTTGCACCATCAGATACAGCAGTTATTGACTTAGTACAACTTGATAAACAGTTAGTTAAAGTAGCTCAATATCAATTAGTTGGTGTAAGCATTAGACAGGTAGCTGATTTAGCATATGATATTACAACAGCTGGTGAAATTCAAAACTTTGATGTTACACTAGCATATCACTATTGGCGCAAAACAGGTTAATAGCCACTACAGTTAACAATTTATACCGCATCTTATGGTGCGGTATTTTTTTCATTAAATATTTGTATGTCTAGTCTTTTAAATTCTGTTTCTAATGCTGCGGCAGGTTTAGCAAACTTAAAAAATGGTGGCTA